ATGGTGGTTACCGCGGGCCGTACGTCCGTTAGGCCGATTTGTGCGCGGCGTACTAAATCCGCCAATTCGAGTAGTTGCGTTAAACACTTGTAATCGCCGGGGCCAATGCCAATAATCTTTACGGTAAACGTCATATCAAACACTAGGTTGCTATTCATACGAATTACGGGTGCGTCCACAAACGCGCACGGTGGGTTTAGGTTCCGTGGATCGTCCACCACGCGTAGCCCGGTAATGGTTTGTAGTTTGTCCACTACGTTGTCGTAACCCAACTTAAACGCGTTTACGGTGGCCGTCATTAGGCAACCGCCGGCCGATTAACCCCTAGTAGCCGCATGATCTGGCCCATACTGCCGCCGGTTGGTGTGCCGGTGGCCAACGGATCAAATGACGCGTATTGGTCAATAGATCCACGTTCGCGGTACAAGGCCCCGGCGTACATAATCGTGCCTAGCCGCACGTCTTGGCTAGGCACCGTGGATAGGGACGCGTCAAAATAACCGGCCTCTTGGCGTTTACGGTACGCGTACGCGTTGGCGGCGGCCACACAAATGGTCAGTAGGTCATAGTCGCTCGACGGGTTGGTAACCGTGAAACCTAGCCAATCCTCAACGTCTGCAACGGTTATCCACGTACACGTCAATGCGTAGGTGATCGTGCCGGCCGCGGCGGTGCGTTCGATATCGTCCGCGGTGAGTGCGAACAACACTTGGTTGGGTAATAGCACCGCCGGGTTAAATACCAAATCCCCGGCGGTGTTTATGCCCGTAAATTCGTATTGCGGCAAATCTATGGCGGTGTACGTGCCGTTAAATCCGGTTAGCCCGGAAATGGTGAACTCTTGGCCGGTAACGATTTCGTTAGCGGTAAGCGTTGCCACCACGCCATAATTCGACGTAATTTGTTTGCTAACAATTGTGTAGGTGGCCATTGGCCATACCCCCTAATTGTTAGGCAATTGCAATGCTTTGAATCATTGTTGCGTCCGCTACGAACGTTGCGAAATAGCCGTAGTAGGTGAAATTACGGCCCAACAATTCGGGATCTTCCTTGGTCATAATGCCACGGACGTTTTCGTAGCACTCGAACCCGGCGGCGCGGGCAACAATAAGGGTATTGGTAGCGAAATTGTTGTCTACTACCAATTCCAAGCCCATGATATTGGTGCCCATGTAGGACAAACGGCCGGCCGAACCGATCGTGTTTGTTCCAATGAGTGACGCGCCGGACGTGTAACCGAATACCGGCCGCTTGTCCGCGTCCAATTGTGAACCCAATTTTTCCCACACGTTCGGGGAACAGAACACGTGAGTAGGTGTGAAATTGGTGTCCTCTTGGATTTCGCGGCCCGCGTCATACAACGCGGCAATAAGGCTTGTCGGATCGTTGGCGGTAACCGTCCACGTCGAACCGCTAGCGGTTGCACCCGCTACCAATGCGTCCGCGGCGATATCGTCCGTTTTAATCATGTACTGCCCGGCCAGATCGCGCAAAATGGCCTCAAGTGCGGACGGATCCGTGAAATCCAAATCCTGTTGCGAGATAAACACGCCACCGGCCACCGTGGTGCGGGTAACGCTGTTGCTCGCAATGGTCATTTTTTGCGTCGTGACGGCCGCGCCCTCAGTCTGAGTGCCGGCGGCGGTGTGTTGCGTAATGGTAGGACGAATAAACGCCTTACCGTTGCCGTTTGGCATTGCACGGGTGCCCAACGCGGACACAACCGGACGCACGAAATTCAGATCCTCGAACACGGGACCCAACACCGGCGTGGGCAACAAGCCCGGCGTATCGGTGGTCAGATCTTGCGCAAGCGCGGCCTGAATTGCCGTCTGGTTCTTCGCTTGGTGCTGTCGGTATGCGGCATTGACGTTACGCCACACCTCACCACCAACGTGAATAGCGGCCATGTATTCGCCGGGTGTTGGCAACGGAAATTCGCGTTCGTTCTTTGCGGCGGCCCACACGGGTGCGGTTGGTGCCGGTGCCGGTGCGGCCTCGACGTTCTCAACGTTTGGGGTGGTGGTGATCTCGGACATTGTTTTGTTTTCCTTTTCTTTTGCCGCCGCTACTTGTGTAACCCTTGCTTGTGGAAATGCGCCTAACGGAACTAACGATAACTCAACCCACCTAGCGGACGCAACAACCAACACGCCGTTTTCGTCCATTTCCGCGTCCACCGGTTCCGCGCCAACGCTTACCGCGTCAAGTACCCCGTCCTTGGCGAGTTCCAACGCCTCATTGCCGGCCTGAGTTTTGGACACTTTCGCGGTGAAATACACGCCGTTTTCGTCCGCTACACGCTCGGTAACCACACCAATAGCGCGGGTCAAATCGTGGTCTTGAATGAGTTTTGGTGCGGGTCCGTCCACCGGCAACGATCCGGGTAGAAACATAACCTCGGTACCGTCTGACACGGTGGCCACCACGTTGTACGGTGCGGCAACGCCCATAATTTCGCGTTTTCCCTCACCCTCGGCGGCGGTGATCTCAATTGGTGACGCTGTAAACCTAATCATGGTGCCTCACTTTACTACGGGTTGGCGGGTAGTGGGTGGCAACGAACTAGCGACGTTAAGCCCGCCACCACCCACCGTTCCGTTGCCGTCGCTATCGTCCGTGTCCGGTGTAGCCATGCCGTTTTCTTCTAAGTAGCCGCGCACGTCCAATTCGACGTACCGGCCGCGGGGCACAATCGAGTTCATAGACAACGTTTGTTCAATTGCCTCAATAATTGGTTTGGCCCCAAATTGGTACAAATCCATGCGGGCACTATCGGCGTTTTGGTACGTGTACCCGGGTACCGATACGCCCACTAGGTACGGGGGAATATTTGCTAGCCGGGCCATTTCCAACGCCATAAATTCGCGGGATTGGACCAATTGCAAATCATCTGGTTTGTGGGACGTTTCTTTGTAGTCCACAAATTCGTTTAGGGCCGCCACGGTGGATTGTTGGCGGGCCGCGGCAAATGCGGCGGCCATGTCCGCGAGATCTTGCGCGTTCATTGGTTCGCCGCCGGTTTGTTTTAGGTACCCGCTTGGGATTTCGTTGGTTGCAAATCGTTCGGCGGCGCGTTGCAGACGTAACGCGGTGGTGATCGCGCTAACGCCTTGGTAGATCAACCCGCCATTGGGGGATAGGAATTGCACTACGTCGTTTGTTTTTAGTGGTGCCCCTTGGAATGTGATTTGGTCGCTAGGGCCGAACCATTGCGGCCCCGTCTGGTCGAGCGTGTAAACGTTTTGCGCGGGTAGCCACGTAAATTTGGACGGGAACCCGTTACCCAACCGTTCGGTAATAGCCCAGAATGCGCGGCCGAACATCATTAGGTCGCTAGCGGTGTTGGCCAATATGAAATTGCGCGTCACGTTTGGGTCCGGTTGCGTAAACCACGTGTCCGGTGGAATGTAAATTTTTTCCATGTATTCGCCGTTCCATTGTTGGGAATATTGCTTAATGGTTAGACACCCAACCATGGAACAAATAAGATCACGCGCACGGCTAACGGTTGGTACTTGTAACGCGGCCTCGACGCTCGGGTCCGCGGTGTAGAACACGAATTTGTCCACCATGGACGCACCGGTGTTACCGGCGTTGTTGCCGTATCGTGCGGCGGCCACCGCCGCTTTTGGTGCCACCGGTTCTTTTTTAGCGAACATTGCCATGGGATAACACTAACTCGCGGCACGGTGCGGTACGGACACAAACACGGGCCGGCCTACGGGTTGCCGGTTATGGATCAGTAGCCCCACCGCGGCCACTAAACACCGCGCTAGTTCGATTGGGCCGGGTGATCGTTGCGACGATAACGAAATGGTGCCGTTGGTGCGTCCGGCTACGGCTCGACCTACGTGTTCGGCCAACATTGTTTCCCCGGTGTGCCGTAATTTGCCCTCGGTGATTAGTTGGCGTACCGCGGCCGTGTATCGGGTTACCTCTTGGTACCCCCATATTTGGCGGCGGCGTTGCAACGTAAGCGGGCAATGCAAATCCAACGTGGGGGTTACCGCAATAACCAATTTAGGGTCCGCGGCCAACGCCTCGATACGCCGCCATGCCTCAGCCATGGTGTCCACCACAAATTCCACGGTGGCGGTTACCTCGCCGGGTTGCCCGGTGTGATTGACACGCACCGCGCAATACCGGCCGTCATCTAGGGACACCTCAACCGCTACCACACCACCGGCGGGTGGGGCCTCGGTGGTGGCGTTGCCGGCCCATACACCCGGTTGGATCCAACCGGTATCGGATTGCACCCATAGGTTTACGCTCGAACGTAGAAACGCGGCCCGGTTGGGTGCGGTGGCCTCGATCTGCAACGTCTGTTCAGTAATGGTGTGCCCAATAGCCGGGTTGGCGTACCGCCACGCGTCCATAGTCATTGGGTCCAGATCTGGCGGCGGGGAATATTCGGCCAGATACAAACCCGCGTCCGTTTTGGTGTCTATGGCCCGTAGCCCTTGCTCGCGCCACCGCAACATAGCGTGGCTATCTTCGGTGCCGGCCGTGGAGAACATGACGCATAACGGGTTTGGTTTGGCGCGTTGAGTGGGCAACAAACCCACGTCCAACGCCTCTTGGGATACCCCCCAAACCTCGTCCACTAGCACTAGGTCCGCGCTCGATCCGTGGCCGGCGGCCGGGGTAGCCGCTCGAACCACCCACGTGCAATTACCCAACACCAATTGGTTACGGCCGTACGCATATTTGACGTTGGCCCCGAATTTGTCTTTAAGCATGGGTGCCAAATCCTGAAACAACGCCACCGCTAGGTCCAATTTGTGGGCCGTGGTAATCACAAGTACCGGTTGCTTTTGGCGTTGCGCGTAAACCGTGCAGTACCACCCAAGGATCGCTCGCAACAATATGGTTTTGCCGTTTTGGCGGGCCACGGAAACCAACCCCAACCGGTTTAGCCATTGGCCTTTATTGTGGGCCAACAAATTGTTAGCCACGTGACGTTGCCACGGCATTAACTTGACACCTAAATGCGTCTTAGCCCATTTGGCAACCTCGGAACCGGCACTAGAAAATTTGGCCGGCATGATCGTTTCCAACCGCGGCCGGGCCATTTGCATTTCGTCGAATTTCGGTTTGGTTCGGGCCGAACCGGTTTGGTTCTTTGGGGATACACGCATGCG